GGGGCGCAGCAGGCGATGGGGTGGGTGATGATGAAGTCACATCCCGCGGGCAGGCGGCTGCGCTGGACCTTAACAATCTTAACGCCGTCGCACTCGCCCAGCAGGCCCTTCTTAATCATCTCTTGGCTCATGTCGCCATAGCGCATGAAAGCGGAGTCCTGCTTCAGCATGTTGGCGAAATTATAGGAGCACAGGCACACACGGCCGGAGTCGGGAGCACCGGCGTCGCCCAGGACCTCCATGCCGGCCAGGAACTGCTCGTAGGCATTGCTCTTGGTGATAGTGGTGGTGCTGGAGTGGCCTTCCTTGGCGCAAGCGGCGACGGCCAGGGTCTCAAAGACGTGCTTGTCGTACTCGGGGATGAGCACCTCGGCAACCTGACGGCCGGCGGCCTTGCCGGCGTCCATCACCATTTGAGACTGGGTCTTGTTGCCCTTGTCAATGGTGAAGGTCCAGCCGCGGTCAACCTTAACGGTCATGGCCTGAATGCTGTTGCCCAGCTCGCCGGGAGTACCGTAGCGGTTAGCGCCGGAGCGCTGGTAGTCGTTCATCTCGACGGTGGGGATGCTGTACACGTTCACGGTCTCAACACCGGTGAACTCGTAGTCGTTGTTGGTGACCAGAGAAGCCTGAGCGGCCTTCTGGAAACGCTCGTCCACCTTAGTGGAATACTTGGAAGCCAAATTGATAGCCATAGTCATTATCTCCTTTTAATGTAAAAGATGTTGACACGGCCTCGGTTGCTCAGGACAGAAATGTCCTTACCAGTCTGTGGAGTCAAATCCCTTCTCGAAGGGGTCACTCCGTTTAGGGGCAACTCCGCCCCCGCTGACTCCTCTTACAGGAGCCTTTGCCGCCGAAGCCGCGTTCTGTTTCAAAATGCGGTTTTCTTTCTCGACGGAAGCTACGGTTTTACTTCTCTGCTTATCCCGATACGCGTGGTAAGCGTCCAGCAGAGTGACACCCGCCTGACTGGCCGTCTTGACCACGTCGTCGGGGATCTGCTTCAATTCGGGGTACAGGGCTCTCAGCTGCTTAACCTCTTCTACGAAGTTACGTACAGGAGGAGCTTCCTTGGTCTCCACAGTAGGGGTGGGCGCAGGAGCGGGCTCGGGCTCATCCTCCAAAGAGTAGGTCTTTCCTCCGGCCTCGTTCTGGGCGACCAGCTTAGCCGCCGCCTCAGTCATACCGGCATCCAGTTGCTCTTGGTAAACCTCTCGGTACCGCTTCTTGTTCTCACGCTCACGCCACTCGTCAAAGGCTTTGCCCTTTTGGATCATCGCGGCCAAGTCTTCATCGCTTGTCGCGTCCACGTCAAAATCCTCCTCGGTGTGGTTGACCTTCAGCTTGAGCACTCTCGACTTCTTCTCCGGTGCAGGTTCATCCCCGTCGGGCTCCTGCTCGGTTCCGTCGTCGTCGCCTTGGCCCTCTTCGTCGTCCTCCTCGACCGTGGTGGGGTCGTCGGACTCGGAATTACTGTCTTCGTTTTCGGCGAGCAGATCGTCCAAATCCTGAGCCCCGTCGGACCCAAAATTAGAAACGTCCTGCTCATCCTCAGGGAACAGGGTGTCACCCTCTTGCCAACCGTCAGGCAACAGGGGCTCCTCCTCCCCGAACACAGCGTCCATCAGCTCTTTTTCGTTTGCCATAGTGATCTCCTTCCTCCCCATGGTGAGGGGAGTTATTTACAAAGAGAGAAGCCCGAGCCACGAAGGCCGAGCTTCTCTCGTTTGCACGTTATTGCATTCTCATAGCTCCTTGAGCCAGAGCAGTCTTTTTGGCGATGTTCGGCAGTTCGTTAAACTGCTGTTCCGCCATGGTGGGCAGGCCCTGCACCGCCTTCTCGGGAGACAGAGCATCGCCCTGTGCGTGACCAGCGTCTCCGCCCTGAGCCACAGGGGAACCGGGCTCGGGGAGAGCGGCGCCTGCCGCGGCGTTGGCTTGAGTGCCGTCCGCAATACGGCCTCGCAGTTCGTTGATGAGTTCCTGCTTGCGGGGGATGAGCTTGTCCGGGATACGCTCCAGATACTGGATAACGTCCAGAGTGCCGTCCCTACGCAGGTTGTCCAGCGTCTGAGTCATAGCGACCTCGCTGAAGTAAGTGGTGTCACCCACATCAACCTTCATGTTCAGACAGATGTGCTTGAGCTGGCTGAAGTCGAACTCCTTGACCACCTTGCGCACGATTTTCTGCGTCCGCATCTGACCGGACATGGGGTCGATCTGAGGAGTACCGGCGGCGTCCGTCACCAGCTCCTCGAACTCCTGCTCCACGATGACGGGACGCAATCCGTAATAGGTGCCCATCATGTCAGGCAGGATGAGGCCGATGTCCTCCACCCACTCGTGCTCGCCGGCCTTCACGTTCTCCAGAGGGACCTGAGAGTTGGTCTGAAGTACCATCAAGGCAGATGTGTTCTCGGGGTTGACGTTGCCCAGCTGAGCATCCGTGGCACCGAGGCACTCCTTGGTGTAGGCCATCACCTTATCAATGAGCACGAATATCTGACTACTCATCTCCGCGGGGCTCAGGTTGGCCGCCATCTGCGACACGCTCTGCCCGGGCTGGAGACCGTGGACGGCGATGCTCTGGCCGACCTCGTTGGTCCAAGCCGAGATCATGTCCGCATTAAACACCGTCTTGGGGAACGCCGCCAGTTGCATGTGTCGCATAGACGTGGCGAACATAGTGTTGATGAAAATCTGATTGGGAATGAGGCCGGTCACCAGAGCACGTCCGTGATACTGGTTCTTCTGCTTTTCCCAGTTGCCCCACGCGATGGGGTACAGGCTCAGGCCGGTATCCACGTTCTCATAGATAATGCCGCTCCGAGTCGCCTTGGTGGCGAACACGGTGGTCACCATCTCCTTGACCTCTCGGCGCTTGGGCACGGGGTCTCCGTTGGCGTCCAGCACAGGATTGCCGCGGCTGTCCTTCTCATAGACAGGCTCGCCGTCGTCGTCCACCACGTCCTCGTAGACGGGTTCACCGAACTCGTCCTTCTTGGTCTCCTCGCGGGTGACCTTGGAGTACATCAGCACATACAGAGCCTTGCCAGCCTCATCGGCGTTCAACTCCACCTTGCCGCCCACACCGGGCATCTTGTCGTACTCAGCGTCAGGCTGGATGTCCCACTCCCCGGACTTGGCGTCCGATGCGGTGCCGGACTTGTACATCTTCTTGTTTTTGCGGAACCGCTCAGCCTCGTATCGCAGTTGCTCCACAGTGTCTCGGCCAACCAACAGAATGTAGGGCTGCTCCTGCGTGCGCCGATCTGCGGGGTTTCCGAACATCACGTTGATGCCGTCCACCAGCTCCATCTTGATCTCGCCTCGGTATGGACCAAAAGCGCCGCCGTAAGCCAGTTCGTCGGGATCAAAGTAGAAGTGGGCACAGTAGTCACCGGAAGTCGCGCCGTCAAACAAGGCATCTCTCACCCGGTAGTCCAGCTTCATCTTGTCGATGAGGTTGGCCACCATTGCGTTGGTGAACTCCGCCGCGTCGTGGTCAGGGTCAGCTTGGTTGCTGCCAGCGTAATAAGCGAGGGGCTCGTATCGGATGGTCACCCCTGAGCTGGTCAGAGACGCGATAAACAGGCTGGCAACACGCTTCAGAATATTGAATACAGGCTTAGCAAGTCCGCGCATCGCCGGCGTGTTGGGCAGGTTGACCCACTGATTGCCAATAAAGAACTCGGTGTTAGTTTCAACGAGGTTGTACTGATTTGGGGTCAGCCGTTCATTGTAGTTCCGACCTTCCTCGTACAGTTGCCACGCCTTGGGCTTGCTGTTTTCCAGTTGGCTCATCAGGCACCACCTCCGTCACGCATCCCGTATGCTGTCTCCATAGAATAGTTGGACAGCTCTCGAAAGGCTTTCTGTTGCGCCTCCATGCGCTCCAGCTCAGCCTGTTCAGCGGTAGCCGCCTTAGGTCGGGCAAACGCCTTGTGGGCTTTCCAACCGGCGAGGGCTCCGAGTGCCAGCAGTCCGACGACCGCCAGACCACCAAGAAATCCGTAAAGAAATGTCATAGGTAGCCTCCTTATCGAAGGTATAAGAAAAGGACACCCGGAGCTGTGGAGCTTCGGAGTGTCCTTAATTCTTTATGTGGGTGCACCGACCGGACTCGAACCGGTATCTCCGGGTTATGACCCCGGTATGCTGACCTTTACATCACAGTGCTATATAGCCCCGCTGTTTGGAGGCTATCCGGGTACTTATCGGCGTCCCTGCGTTACCGGTCCACCCCGACCTCGTGCAGTCGGTGGCGGCATATTGCCCGGGCAGGTGAAAGGATAAGCCTACCCGGGTATGGAAGAAGGAGGTGAACAATGCGGGTCCTCGGCAAAGAACCCGTGGAGCAACATACCGGACTCGAACCGGTGCCCTCGGTTTGGAAGACCGATGTGCTTACCACTAACACCAATGCTGCATGGATGGCAGGGGCGGCTGGACTCGAACCAACGCATACGGGAGTCAAAGTCCCGTGCCTTACCGCTTGGCTACACCCCTATG